ATAGAAATTAGAAACATGGAGATGAAAACAGGTAAGTCTCGACACAGTTCATCTTTTGAATGCGATCGATGGAAAACAGGAGCACTAAAAGCAAAACAAACACACATGTACTTGCTCAACGCTTATAAATTTTGGTTAATTAAAAACACGTCAGAGGAAACTGATGTGAACAATAAGTTGACTGCTCTTATCGAGCTTCTTGTGGAAGACCCTACTGATTTTTGCGAAAAAGCCAAGCTGCTACTATACTGACGTGGTCTTGTGAGTAAGAACGGTCTCACAAAACCAAACTAGGAGTGCGTGTTCGTTTTTATCGTTTCCGACGCGCCGCAAGTTTCTGACTACCTGATATCAGGTGGTTAAGAAGGCTCCTAAAAAATTCATCATTTTTTACCAATGGACATTATTAAAGAAATCAAACAAATCAAAGTGGCTGTAGAAAGTATCGATGTTTCGTTACAACTCTTAGCTTCAGAAAACACAGGAGCACGTCGAACTTCTGGTTTTGTAAGTAAAAGAGTAGTAGCCCAAAGGCTCAATATCCCCAGTGTAACTTTAGATAAGTTAATTCACCAGGGTTTAGTCAGTAACGGTAAAACAGGTCTTGTTGAAGGTACTCACTTCTGTAAAATAGATCCAGTAGAGAAGAACAGCTCTAAGTTTCTCTACGACATACACAGTATTATCCACTCTGCTTGGAACAATTTTAAAAATGGTTAATCTTTCTCGCGGAGCACAAGACCTCGTTAAAACCCTGTTTAAGGGAGAGGAAAAAGAAAGGATGATTTCTGCAGGAGTCGTAAGAACGATTCTTGCAGACATGATCAAACTTTACTTTGAGCACAAAACTGCGGTAGGAAAAGGTGTTTTAGTTTTTAACCCAGTACAACCAGAGTTGTCTAACTATCTGACAGTAAAAGACCTAGAGAACGACCTAGCCGTTGCTCAAGAGTCAATGAACAGAGAACTAGAAGAGCTGTTCGAGTTGATTATTAAAGTGATTCAAAAAGAAGATGACAACGAACTAGCTTTGATAGCGATGATCCAGGATTCAGAGGTAGCTGTACATCTGATAGATCCCGTGGAGGCAAATAAAAACATAGATGAATTATCAAACGGTATTATTTTCTGAGGACGACTACGTATCACCTCCAGAACTAATAGCTACTACCACAGCTTTTTTTGGTGGTTCTATAAACCTAGACCCTGCTAGCAGCGAACAAGCGCAGTCTGTTGTACAAGCAGATAACTATTTTACTTGGAAAGAAAACGGACTAAAACAAGAGTGGAACGCTAAAAATATATTTTTATATCCACCAAAAAATTTATTAGCAGGTAAAGAACAGCCCCCCGACAATAGGTTGTTTGTTAAAAAACTTAGGTTTACAAAGTCAGCACAGAGAGTGTGGCTAGAACTTTGTTACTCAAAGTGGTTAAGAAGAGAATTTGACGAAGCTATTGTATTTCTTACAAGCACTGAGGTTGCTCTGTTAGTCACACAGAAAATTAAATTTGACTTTCCTTTGTGTGTTATGTCAGAAAGACCGAAGCTGCTTAAAGAAAAAAATCTTAAACCTGTAAATTCAAGAGTATTTGGTTTTATTTACTACTTACCAAAGCAAAACAAGTACGAGGAATCAATCAGTACTTTTGATACTTATTATAGTACTCTGGGAAGGGTTTATACTTAATAGGGTCTACAGAGGCCCACGACTCATCAGGTCCAAACCCGTCGTTCTCGGCAAAACCAAGTTTTATTTCTGGTTGAGCTTCTTGCGGTTTAATTTTGTCTCTGTTAGCTGTTAAGTTTTCGGCTAAGGTTTTGCCGAACAACTCCCCCGCAAATCTTTGAGTGCGGGTTTGTCTTTCTCGCTGGTTGTATCTTCTTTCAACAAAAGACTCAGCTCTGTTTTCAAGTGAGTTTGACTTTAATTGAGCCATTAACCAACAGAGCCGTAACTCATCAAACCAGCTACATCGCCACTAGTGTTGTAGTACTTACCAATAGCGTTAGCTGTGTTGTCAGAGCCATAAATAAACTTAGAAGTTTGAGGATCCCCATAGTCGTAAGCTTGCTTGTACTTGGGATTTAATAGTCGATCGCCAGCCGCATCAAGTCTTCCTTGATCCATTTGGACAACGCCTTCTCCTCTTACGATGTTTCCGTAGCCACCGGCTTGAGACGCCAAATTGTACTGGTTATTATTTAAAACGTTCCCTACTCTTGTAGCAAGTCTGTTGTACTCTTGATCAATTTCTGGTCTGTTAGCAAGTTGACTCAAACCACGATCTTCTACACGAGTAATGGTATCTGAAAAAGCGTCATAGTACTTATTGAGTGCTTCCTCTCCAGTCAGTCCTGTAAGACCTGGATACACTTGGTCAGCATAGTATGCTACTTTGTCTTCTGTTTTATCCGTTAACTTATTGAGAGTATCAGTAGACTTTTTGACGTAGTCAGAAATCGCATCAACTCCTGTTTTTGAGGATGAACCGCCAAATAGGGTTTTTATGTCGGCACCGAGACCGCCGACGTTACCGGCCAAAACATCTAGAAAACTGCCGTCTTTTTTAGTACCTGTAAAAATTTTATTTAAATCAAACTGAGATCCATCTGCAATACCAATGTTGGTTCCTTCAGGGAAGGAATAAGTACCCCCAGGATCGAACGCACCCTCATAAGGCGTGTACTGAGGGCCTTTATCTCCGAAAACGTTTGGGTAAGTAAAGCCAGGTTCGGGTATATAACCACCTGTACCAAAATTAAGGACTGAGTTGCTCATAGCTATTAAATTACAGATCTAGGTTCTTTAAATGAGTCTATAGCATTTGCTAACAAAGAATTCATTCTCTGTTGAGTGTTGCCGACGTAAGAAGAAGAACGTGGTCTCCCAAAGCTACGAGAAACTTCTGAACCCGCATAGGGATCAGCAGGCAAAGATCCTCCACCAAAAAGATTTTCTACAGACCCGATCAAGGTGTCTAAAAAGCCTCCCGACTTCTTTGCTCCGGTTCCGCCAGCATCGCCGAAAACGTTTGGGTAAGTAAAGCCAGGTTCGGGTATATAACCACCTGTACCAAAATCAATGTCACCAAAATCAGTAGGAAAAGTGCCTGTACCAAAGACATCAGGATCAGTAAGTACGCCTGAAAGGTCAGGCACCTTTATGCTTGAAGAAAAAGGACCGTCTTCAAAAACGTCAGTGTCGTAATTAAAGTCTCTTGGTTCGACAAGATTATTAAAGTTAAAAGAGTCCATGGATGCTCTACTTATCCCACAAGTTTAAATCAGATTATGGACTTAGGTGTAGCAAAACTGGACATAGCTTTTTGTACGAGGAGAGCTGCTGCCTGTTTTGAAGCGTTAGCTTGATTAATTAAACGATTGTTTTCCTCTTCTAATTTTTTCTCCTGTTCTTGTTTATTTTTTGCTTCTTGTAGAAAAAGATCAAAAAGTTTATCTTCATAAGAGAAATCCGCTTTTTCATTCTGATCAACACTAGTTTCAGTAACGGAACTAGCAGGATCAGACATAAAATCCCTCCGTATATCGGGTTGTTGAGCTGAGGTTGACCGTGATCGAAAGGGTTGAATACTAGTTTCTTCCGAAGCAACTGGTCCAGAAAAAGTAGACGCAAACTTAATCAACGCATTAGAGGGTTTAGCCCTTTGATTTGGGTAATAACTAACTTCGTTTTTAGTTGGTAGGGATGCCCATTCCGGTGAAAGCTTTGAAAGGTTTTCTCTGTCAATAGGAGCTGTATCGGGATCTACACCTCGTGCTCTAATAAGATTTAAAGCAGCTATATCTTGAGCTTCAGGCCCAAAGTTAGGGAGTCCAAGAGAACGTTGTACTCCATCCCAAGTACTAGGCATAAATTGATAAGCACCTGCTGCAGCGCTGCTGTGTCCGCCAGAATTAACAACTCTCCTTGGGTGATCGGAAAGGTCATTTATTTTTTGGTAACCAAAAGTGTAGTCATAACTAGGAACACCTTTGCTTTCGTCCCACGTGCCTTCCGCAAAAGAAATAGTGTTAAGCCACTTACGTGCGTTAGGGCTGATAAGTTCAGTCATCTTCTTCAGCGAATATATCTACATTAGTATCTACATTTAAACCAAGGTCATCGATAACAGTTTTATAAGCGCGTTCGCGACAAACAAACCTAAGAATTGTCTTCCAAAGGTACTTGTTTTGGGCATCTCCTCGTAAAACACTAGCTTTGTTCTTCAGCCGAGTGAGAGTAAAGTCATCTTCCATTGTCAGGCTAATGACAATGCTCTCGCCAGGATCTTCTCTCATCATCTCTGGTTAGTTCAACTAAAGCCACTCTAGTTCAAACCAAAAAACAAAGGCAAAGCTCACCAAGCTTTACAAGACCAATAACGTGCTTTTAATTTACTTCCAGGGTTTTCACAGTTATGACGTGCTCTAAAACTTTTTCTGTTAGCTGGTATGTGTTTTTTGATCTTCATGTTTGGGTCACCAAACCTGACTAGGCGAACTGTGTCTCCTTCTTTTGCGGCTACTGCAAACTTCTTGCCTCCATCTGAGTCTCTACGCGGCTTGTTGTACCCAGAGAATTTTTCTCCTGCGATGCGTATGGCCACGGAGTCTTTCGTCTACGTCTCAACATTTTACTGCAGAAAAAAGTAAAAAGACTGTGAAAACGGTGATCATGTAGTTGCTTTATACAGATCTCTGCTAACCTTCTATCGTTAACTACACTGTCAACCTCACCTTTAATGGAACCTACACAATTCCTGACTATTGCTGAAACCGCAAAGCTCTTGAACTGCTCCGCTGGTTTTGTGCGTAAGCGGATTGCCCTTACAGAAGCTAATCAGAGCGGTGGATGGCCTAAGGAGATCTTTGTAAATTTGCAACCCAATGGAGCTAAGTCTTTGTATCGAGTAAATCAAGATGCGTTGGAATCTTACCTAAACGCACAACCAGAAGAGGCTAAAGTAGAAGAAACTCAGGTTTGTTCCGTAATTTAGATCTAATGAACTCTTCTAGTATCACTGAAATTTTTCAGAACGCTTCTGAGGTTCCGAAGCAAGAAGTAATGCTAGAAGAAGTCATTACCACGAAAGAGGCCAGTGCTGATAATTTGGTTTATCAGATGGTCTCTTTTGGTTCTTACCTTTATCAACTCAACACCCAGGCGCACTTGCTGCACCTAAATCTAGAGGCTCCTTACTTTCTGGCTGTACATAAGTTCCTGAAGAAACAGTACAACCAGCACATTGAAGACTTCGACACTGTTTCAGAACAGGTACGAAGCATGGATTACCGCATGCCCATGTGTCAGTGCGGACTTATGGATGCTTACAAAAAGTTTCCCCTCGTAAAAACTTATGACGCAAGGGAAAGCTTGATTGTATATACAAAAAATCTTGAGAATGGAGGCTTTCTAGCTAAAGACTTAGTCGAGACTGCAAGAAATGTAGGGGCACCAGACATAGAAAATGAAGCCGCAAACATCTGTGGACACCTGTTTAAAGGCTCGTGGATGCTTAAATCAACGCTGAGAGACTACTAGACAGCTACCCAGGTAGTTCCGTCAGATGCGTACAGAGTACCTGTTCCGGTATCAAAAGCTAAACTCCCAGCTACTCCCACGGTTGGAAGGGTTCCTGTAAAAGTAGTGGCTACCTTGCCAGTACACTCCAAAGCTACATTAGCTGTAGTAGCTGTAGTAGCTGTAGTCGCGGTGTTTGCTAGCCCAGCTATGTCCGCAAAACCAGCTCCTACTTTTTGCCAAGCGGATCCGGTCCATACTTGTAGATAAAAACTGCCTGTGCTGAGTGTCCACAACTCACCTACAGAATTACCTGCAGAACCTGCTGGAGCTGAATTAGGGGCTGTAGGTCCATAATGACTACCTCCAACCTTTCTAATCGCACCGGCAGAGTCTTTGAAATAAAGTCCTGGATCAGCTCCACCAAAGCTAAGAGCTGGTTCTCCAGCTTGAACTGTTACTGTGTTTGGTCTATCTGAAGAGTTACCTGTTCGCTTGAGAAGCAGGATTACAGGAGTAGAAGCCATATTAGTAAGTACCTCCGTTTGTTATTGAGGGAAAGGACGGATATGGAATCAAAACGCCATTCACGTAACGACCGCCATCGTAGGTGAGACTAGCGCCACTAACCAAAACACCATTGAGGTACTGACCTCCATCGATTCGTGGTGTGGTCTCTGGGTCAGGAGGGATAAAAGGGTTGTACTGATCAATGTCAAACATCTCAAACCCACTTGGGCTCAGAGGGTTCGTAGTCCCTGAATTAAGCGTGTCAAAATTTAAAACTTTTACGAGCGTGGGATTCATGTCTGGGTACAGCATGTGTACCGGTGTAGTGTTTCTAGAAGGAGAGAATTTTTCCCACCATGAAAGTCTTTTCTCTCGGCACTTAAAGCTTGTTTGCTTATCCATGTTTGTGTAAAACTGATTTAAATAAGCGCCGTCCATAGGCTCGTCTGAAGGTTGATTTAACCACGCTGGTTCGATAATGTCTTTACCAAATCTGTTTTGTAGATCCCAAAAACTAGCGTATATGTGTTTACACCACCGGGGTCTCCAGTAAATAAGATTAGGGTCTGAATACACTTTTTCGTTGTCTCTATACTGAGATATCTCAAGTAATTTTTGAATATAAATAAAACCAAAATCTCTTGTGTATCCGGCGTAATCACGAGTATCTACATCACGATTTTCGCCTGGTTTAGTAAAGTTTGAACCTACGTCATAACTGCCTGGTTTTAAATCTTGAACTTCTGTATAGGGGTATCGTCTTTTTGTGTTGTACTTATAAAGATTAAAATCTTCACGACCTAAATAGTCAGGGCAGTTGCAACCAAAACGCATTTCAGTAGAAAAATAATCTCCTGGTGTAGGTAAATCAGCTGGAGCTTTAAGAGTACTATTATCTACTACTTTCCAGCTGTTATCTGTGTCGAGGGATATAAAAATTGTGTTGAATATAGGAGCAAAATTAGGAACCAGTGCATTCGGTCCGTTGCCCACGCCGATTACAACGTAACTGTTGTAAGTAGTTTTTTCTGTGCCGTCAGAATTAAATCGGTCAGATAAAACTTCTCCTGTAAAGAAAGAAATAGGAGCACCGAAGTTACTAGAAAGTTCTATGGCATAAACATTCTCTGTGGAAGTAGAAAGGATTGATTTAATTGCATAACCAAAGTCGAGAAAATTAAAAGAATCTCTTGGTCTAATAGCTACCATCCGCATAGCCATGTCCTGACTCATGCTTGGGTACATATAACAAATCCCTGGTAGAGCGGCCCCTACACCAGCTTCACCAGAAATAAAATAGCGAAACGAATAATTTAAACCTACATACGCCTGGTTGGCGTACATATACAACTCATAGCCACGCCTCCAGCGCGTCCACATGGATGCGTACTGGTAGTCATACAGAACACTAAAGTCTTTCAAGTTGAAGTTAGGTCTAAACTTCTCCTTGATAGGTATTATTTTATTTAATTGATTTGTAGTACTAGCGCCTCTAACTCCGCCGAAACTAAAGTCAGATTGAGGACTTTTTTCGTTTGGGCTTTTAAAACCAAAGTTATCTGACCCTTTCCTCCTGGCCATTACTTAATAGAAACCGCCCTGCGCCATTATTGTGACGCCGGAAGGACTCAATCCACCAGAAACAGCAGCGGGTCCGTTACCCAAGTAACCGATGCAGAGAATGTAACCTTTTTCCAGGTACATAGCTTCAGACTTACCTCGTTCAATCGGATAAACAAGGGTTGTGTCGCCAACCTGAGGAGTTGGTGCAACGGTTGCTGGTAGTTCAACTCGTTGAATGACGCCTTCAGTTCCTCCAGACAAACCGACCTGAAACTTACCTACGAGAAGAGACGTGGAAGTAGAGGGTGCTGCTTGGTTTGGAGCATAGACATAAACACCAAATGCAGCTGTCCTTACTCCGCCATCGTCGGGATAACCTTCAGATGAAACAAGAAAAATATCTTCAACTAGGCCGCCGTCTTCTGAGGGAATGTCTCCCACACGGACTAGTTGGATAAGATCCCCAAAGTCAGGGTTACTGGGATTAGCAACAACAGTAGTACCGTTGTTGATTCGAGCGCCCCTAAAGAAAGGACGATCAACCATAAGGGGTTGCTTGTTGGTACTAGTTGAAGCCATTGTATGTTCAGGGTGTGTTTAGGGGTCGGTTAGAAGTTTAAAATCCTATTACGTCACTAGCTTTACTTCCGATATTTAATCCACGGTTACGTGCGTTTTCACCAAGTTCTTGTAGCTGATCAAAGGTTGTACCAGGATAATCCTGTAAAACCCCTTTAATATCCTCCATACCAAAACCCTCCAAACCATATTTACTGTAGTCAAAGGTTTCAGGATTAAGTACAGACTCAGGTGCATCGAAGCTAGGCATCACACCTGATGTAATACCTTGAAGATACTGTTCCTTAGAAATATCTCCTCTGTTATACAAATTTGTTAGTACACGAGAATTTCTAGATTTTTCATCCGCTTCCATACGTGCAGCTCTAGCTGCATCAGCTCTTTCGTCATTACGACGTTGTGAATCCAAGATCATATCTTGGAACCTATCAGACGCTAAACGTGTACGATTACCGCGATAAAAATCTGGGTTATCGTAACCGCGCTTGAAGTCCGCAGCCATGCGAATTCCTTGGATTAACGCGTTAAGGAATTTACCTCCTTGGTTATTATTTTCTGGGGATGAGTCCATGAAATAAACCTAGTTATGTTTAAGTTTAGCTCAATAACGGGAGGCGGAGTCTAGGTAAGACTGAATCAAATTAAGACTCTTAGCGTTAAGGATAGGGTCAGTAGCACTCTTCAAGTCATATGCTCCTTGCTCTCCTGTAACAAATGCTTCGCCTGCTGCCTCTGCATTACCTACAGCGTTGTTCTCTACTTGAGACCCCATCTGAGTTCCAGTCTGATACGGAGTGGTGACTGATTCCACAGACTGTTGGTTTGCCTGTGGGTTGCTCATCGACCGACGTTGAAGTTCGTAGGCAAGAGCAGGGTTAGCTTCAGCCCACGTCGCCATATCACCTTCCATCTGACTCGCAAGTTGCGCACGGATAGAGGGTTGAGAAGCGTAGTTTTGACGAGCTGCGTAGTACTCAGCAGCACTGCCGTACTTTTCAGGACTCATAGGCTCTGTGGCTCGCATAACTGCAGCGGCAACAGGATCAGCTTGTTGAATTGCTTCACGCATTACGCTCCGCCTCTGATCGTTACCGCTGGTTACTCTAGGAGCGTTGCTGTCAGCGTTAGCTCCTGAGCTGCTCTGAATTTCTGCTAGCAAACGGCCTAACTCACTTTGCTCAGAAAAACTGCCGCCGAGTGCAGATCCATCAGGCTCACGGAAGAGAGGGTTGGCGTTGAGATCTCCGGTGAGTCTTTCAGCGATACGAAGGTCAGGATCCCGAGAAACTGGTGCTTGAGGAGTTACTGCTTCTTCTCCGCCCCCTTGGTTCATCATTCCAACACCAACGGCACCTAAACCGGTAGCTCCTAGAGCCGCAAGAATTCTAGGATCTGAAAGCATCTTGCTCAAATCAACTTGCCTCGCCCCAGTCGCGCTGTTCATTGAAACAACAGGATCTACTGAAGTTAAAGCTTTAGATGCGGGTGGACCCACAGAAACACGAACTCTTTCGACAGGAAGGTCGTCCATCCCACTTCGCACTAAACCACCGCGTCCAAACTCAGGAACAGGTGCTTGTCTTCCAGCGGGTGCAGACATACCGCCCATGCGAGCGATATTGAACCTTTCGATAGCTTTCTCTACTTCAGACTTAGGGGCAAAAAGATTTGTCTGTCCGTCAAGGAACGGATCCGCACTCATAGGAGAGTTCCTAAAGCCCGTGTAAGGTTGAGCGACATTCCGAAGATCTTCTACTGAAGCAGCTTCTGGGTTGTAAAACTGGCCTCCAACGTTAGAGCCTTCTGGTCTAATAGCTCCTTTTGGAGTCATGACTTCTCTAGAGCTACGCGCACCCGCAGGAAATCTCAGATCAAGACCTAACTGCCTTGTGTCACTTGAAGGCACGACGGGGACATTCTCAACCGTTGGACGCATGAAAGGTTCACTAGGAATTTCTGGACGAAAAGCAGGGGCAGCTTGAGGATTTACAGGAACAATGTCACCGCCGCGAGTGCGTGGTCCTATGGGAGCAACAGGAGATGTTCGGTTAATTAAAGGATTATTTGTTTTAACAGTACGGTCGAGTACAGATCTAGGTGCTTGACTACGTCGTACAGCATCAATTGCTTGGTTTACAGCTTGAGGCGACTCACCAATCAAACCAGGTGAAGGAAGTACGGGCAGATTCCTCATACCCATGTTTTGCGCTTCTTTAATCACCCGCTCCGTAAGCAGGTCATCACCTCTCATCATTACGTTGGGAAGCACAACGTTACGAATCAAGTCATCAACATTTCTAATTCCAGCTTGAGCTGCACGGTTATTTAAAAGTCTTCTAAGAAAACTCATTCGCTACAAACCAAAAACTATTCGTGCTTTAAGTTTAGCGCCAGTTTGCATAAAAATACAGGCGGTCAGCTCGTGATACATCAGGAGGACCAGGAATTGCCTGAATAAACTCTCCTCCACTCCTTTCAAACCTATACCGAGCTGCCACGGGGTTCTTGTAGTTAGGAACGTAAAGCATTTCAGCTAGACGATCACACTCGTACAGGTAGTTAGCTCTCCAAACTTTTGTTACTTCGTTTTTGTCTTGAATGCTGATAGAACGAGAAACGTCACCAAGAATTGTTTCTTGTCTACTAGTTGCTCGACCTGTAGCCAGTTCAGTCAAACGTTCAGCTTCTTCGCACCTTTCAAGCTGCTGAACAATTTTGTCGTAATAAAATTCACTCGGAATGCTATTACAAGCTTCTAATAGTCTTGCGTAATCTCCAGCAGGTACAGTCGCAATATTAAAACCTAGGTGATACGCAGTACGACTAAAGTTAAAGTCATCTAGCGCATAACCAAAGGTCTGTGCTGGGTTTCTAGATAACTGATTAACCGCTGCGTAAATTACTTCACGCTTAGTTGCATCAGTTGACGTAGCGTTAAATGTGACGCCCTGCTGAGCCAGAAAACTCTGGATTTGTTCTAGCTCGTTAACTGAGAGCTGCGCCATTTTTCAAGTACCCGCCACCTTAGGTACTTATTGTAGGTCACTCAACATAAACAACTCCAGTAGCAAAAACTTCAGCCCACTCAACTCGCTTAATTGACTCCAATTGATCGAGCTTACTAAACTTTTCTCCAGGCAAACTCTGCTTTAATTCGATAATTTCTTTAGCTGTTTTCAGACCAACGCCCGGTAAACACTGAGTCAGACCTTCTGCAGTCAAAGTATTTAAATTAATTCTGTTGTCTGCGGGAGGAAGAGGCTTAACCACGGTGTTTGTCTCCTCTTTTGTCTCTTCTCCCTTCACAGCACGTCTCCCGCGCCTTGTTTTCAGTGCATTTGACTTTGGAGTTGGTGTGTTTGCCTCCATGAAGTCGTCAACTTGGTCTTTATGCGCAAAAAAAACTTTTCCTGTCGTGTTTGATCGACACATGAAGTACTCACCGTCGTCGTGAGTCGAAAGAATATCTACTTTTACGCCGCTGGGCTTGAAAACCTTCGTAGTCATCTACAGATCACCATTTATCGTCAGTGTATATCAAAATACTGCAAAAGCACTAGTCACATCAGCATTTTTTTAATTGCTTCGTCAATTCCATCAAGAAATGCCGCTCTTTTATCCCAAGTATCGCCTCCTTCACTACCTTTTTTTGGGTTTATGCACTTTTCTGAGTTTGCTCTGTTACATACAAGTCCGGCTAGGTCGTATTCGTCACCTTTTGACCCTGTAGCCCAAAAATGCTGCCCATTTAGCCACGTGGCACCACATTTTTCGCATTCTTTTCTGTCTAACTTTAAATCTGAGATTTCTTTATCAGCCATAAGTGCTGCGTGAGCGCAATGGAGTAAGTCAACTCTAGATATTTTAAAAAATATTGGTTTCGGATGTTTACTAAAGCACAAAAAAAGACCCCTCTGGCGGGAGGGGTCGTCCGTGTTCCTAATCAGTGTATCAGGAAGGTGAGGTGGAGGTATAAACCTGCGACTCAACCAAACCGTCAGGTTGCAGAGCAACATCTTGACGCTCGGGGGGTTCGTCAGGAAGGATCCAGCAGACTTCACAAATTGCGAGAGCCTTGTCGTCGCCAGACAATTTGTTGGCTCCGGCGCGAGGATCGTAAATACCTGAACCCTGAGCTACGCCGGAAGCGCCACCAAGAGTTTTGGTTGTGAAGAGCTTCCACTGAGTTTCAGAACCGAGGGCAGCAAGAGTGCTGGAATCGATAATGTTCGTGGAGGCCACGCTGCCGTTAGCGATGCGGCTGCTAGAGCCGACAATCGAAACGCCGAACTGACCACTGACGACGGTGCCATCAGCAGCAATACCTTCGCTCACCGCAGGGATGAGAGTCAGGGTTGGGGTAGCAGAACCACCGGCAACACCAGAGCTGACAACGTCGCCGCCGTCAACACGAAGTGATGCACGATACGCGTAAGCACCTGCAGGTGCTTTGAGGCCATCAGTGATATCAGCCCGAACATCCTTATGGAAGTCAGGAGAAGGAATGATGACGTTCGCGTTGAGGAACGGCTGATTAGCGTCGTTAGACCCAGAGCCGTAAGGCTGTGTGTAGTAGCTCAGCTGATTGTTAGTGCCGAGGGCCTGATAGCTCAGGTCGACATAACCGACTGCCTGTTGGGCAATCCAACCGGGACGGAACACAACGCCGACAGGGCCGCCGACAGGTTGGTTCGTGTAGCTCTGTTGAACGCCATTTGCGTTCTCGAACTGCATGGTCTTGACTTCGTGCCAATACCGCAGAACGTTTACATAGTTTCCAGGGTAGATCTTGGAAACGTGAAGCTGGTTAGCGTTAATCATTGTTAGTTACCTCCTCAAGCGTCGAATGAGTAACCAACGGTTACGAAGTCTGCATTAAGCAGCTCGAAACCTGCATACAACGACCAAATCATCATGATATAGCGACTAAAGTCGTCGTTATTATTCAGGAGGACTTGAGCATTGGATCCGCCGATACCCACGCCAATGGCTTGAGGACCGAAGAAGATACCAACAGCTGCGTTGTAGTCTTGCGCTGTTGCTGCGATCGTAGCAGCTTGAGTCTGAGTCGGCATGTTTGTGGACTCGAAGAAGCGAACTCCTTCAAACACAAAGCCCGTGGGCATAATGGGCTCGCCAGCCAAGAAGGTGGCTTGTCCAAAACCTTGACCCATGTAGAGAGCAGCGTTAGGCTGCATCCCAGACATAAGTGGGTTGATTTGGCCGTTACCGGGGTAACGTGCAACCTCGCGGAAGTCAGAATTCTGACGAAGGTGCATTAAGAAGGTAGGATCGCAAATACAGCGATAGAAACCATCTTGGAATGTAGGAGTGTTCCGCTTACGCAGAGACTTAACTACACGAAGGAGGTCATCCTTAACGTCGAACTTAGCTTGCTCGGCGTTGGTGTAAGTTAGGGCTCCAGTTGCAAGATCACCGGGGAAGTAGTAACCGCCCTGGCTATCGGAAGACTGGCCTTTAGAAACAGACTTAAGAAGTTCGTTTACAAAGACGCGGTCGCGCCAACGACGATAATCATCCAGCAGAGTCAGCGAACCGATGCTCTGGTGGAAGGTTGTAAGGTTGCCTGTATCAAGCAGAAGGCGCTGCGCTGTGATAAGAGTTTCACGCGCAATCTTAAAGGTAGAAGGCTGCGTAGGATCTGAAGGATCCGCAGGGCCTGTGTACTCTTTAAGGGTTACCAGAACCTTGTCTTTGACAATGTTCCGGCTGTTAGCAGTACCGATGGTCTGCTCGGCAGTACGCTCACGTGACTCCTTAGAGCCAGGGTTTCCGAAGAACCGGTACCGATCGAGTTGTACCGTCTGGCCTGGCTGCTTACTAAAATCGTGTACAACCACTGGTTCAGCGGCCATCTCTACGATGTAAGCAGGGTGCGGACGGTAAAGCTCAGCACCGAGAATCTTCGGGAAATCATTGTCAATAAACAATTGACTTCCTCAAAAAAAACTACTTTATAAATATAAACCAGTAGATACTATCTGAGCGCAAATCCTGTCGCATTCATAGTGGTTTAACGAAGTTAGATGCTTTTTTGATTAGAACTATTAACACCAGGACTAAAGGTGCGTACCATGTTTCTAACACCTTCTCCAAGTTTTCCGTATATGGAGCCGTAGTTTGGTACATAACGCGAGGACTTACCTCGATAGCTGTTACGTGTTGGGGAACCCATCTGACCTGGTGCTGAGCTATAACGCGTCTCAATCAAACTTTGACAATAGATCGGATAGTGATACACCCAAGCTGCCCTAGATCCTGTGGTGTCGTTAGTTGGATTAGTTAATGCCGGAGCACGTAACCTAGGTTGCGTCACACCTCCACCGGTAATTCCTCCTCCTTCACTTGAATTGTCGTTAGATCTAGGAGTTTGAAACGGACTATAAAGTTGATTATCTGGTACTTGTTCTCCATACCACGTGAATGATCCAAAGTTTCGTAGACCAGGCTGAGGACCGATAGCGGTTTGAACCGTTGAATTTGCTGTCTTATATAAGCCTTGTGCTCTAAAGCCTACGTAGCTGTCTAATAAACCTGAAGCGTGAGGATTTACGTTGTCATAATTTGTCCAGTAGCCGCTTATTGCTGGTGGTACTGCTCTCCACTCAGTGTTGAAGTATCCGCTGATGTTTGGCGGACCAACTCGAATAACCCCAAAGTCAGCCCCTTCGCTACTTACTGACTCATAAGTCTGTTGGACGCCATTAGGCATCACGTAACCACTAGAAAAAGTTAAATACGTATCTGTGCGATCTAAGTTATCGCCTGTTCGTTGCGGTCCAGACTGAATCGCGTGATAAAGACTTTTGTCATACTTCCAGTTGGTAGTAGGAATATAAACCATTACGTAAAATCAACTTATATAAGTTTACCTGAGTTAAAATTAAAGAAGGTCAGGTTCTTTTACTTGCTTCGAGATGTTATTTTTTGGAGCAAAGGTACTCAGTATCTTGGTAAACGATGGAGAAGGAATTATGGCCTCAGTTGCAGGTTCCTTTACAGACTCTATCGTTCATAAAAAAAACATGAAGCACATGGGTTTCATGCTTTTGAGAACACTTATTGTCGGATATTTTTTAGCTGTGTTCGTTAGCCCTGCTATATCAGAAAAGTTTAATTTATCAAAATCAGAATCCGTAGCCACGTCTTTTATATGTGGTTACGCAGGGATTCGACTTCTGTCTATGGCAGATAAAATCTTAGAAGCAAAAGTCAAAAAAGAAACTTCAGGGTCAACCTAAAGATACTGACTCATCAAAAACTTGATTTGGTTCTGAAACAACTGGAGAATCAGGAGTCTCGACAGGAGCTTCTGCAGTTTTTACATCTTTTGTTTGCTGAGGTTGTTTCCGCTGCTTATCACCAAGAGTACGCATTTTAAAAGCCTTAATTAAATAAAGAATAGCAAGAAAAAAGCCCCCAGTTAGGGAGCTTAATTTCGCTGATTAACTTAACTGGGTCAGGAAGGATCCATGAACAAAAGTTTTGAGCGCATAGCTTCTGGTCCCATGGCACCAAGAACACGCCAAGCGTTTTCAGGACTACGGTTCATCACATCAGTGAACTGATCCCACTGCTGTTGAGGAGCAACCCCTTGTTGTGAACCTGCTACACCAGCTGAAGGAGCGGGCATGTCGTAGGTCTGTTGATAGGCTTGACCTGCTTGCTGACCTTGCATAGCCAGAGCGTTGTCATCAACATCCACAGGTACGACTTCAGTGAAGTAGCGATCTGTGTAGTTAGCCAGGTGGTCAGGATCTGTCAAAATTGTCTGCATCGCATCGTGGCGGGCAGAAAGAGTGTCAAGCTGAGTAGCTTGATTGACTAGAAGATCTTCGAGTCCGCAGGCGTACTGATTAAGAATGCCTGGAGCTTCGATACCGAAGTGACTAACGACTTCTGCGGTTGTTTCGCTGATTCCTGCTCTCGTTCCCGTAGAAGTTGGAGAGGAAGCCTGGGTCTGTGTAACGCTGGTAGGTAAGGTCTGCGCTGCCTGGGGTGCCTGGTAAGCCCAAGGCTGGGCCTGTAAAGTCTGACTGTTCTGTGGAGTAGCCTGCGCCTGCTCCGCCTGGTAGTAAGACTGTGGAGTTTGGCTGAGGGATGTCGAGTTGACTTGACTCAGCACCCGCTCCAACGAACCCATCGCTGCTTCCCACGGGTTGCTGGGGGAGGATGGAGACGTTGACTGGTTGTACTGGTTGTTGGTAGAAGGGTCCGAAACCAGTGCCGCCTGCGACGGCTGTTGGTGCATAGGAACCGAAGCTACCGCCTGGGTAGGTGGTGCTTGGGTTTGTGGAACCCATTGTGGTGTTCCTACCGAACCCTGATCCACCGCCGGGGCTGCCGCCGGGGAGACCGGGCTCGGGATCGAAGCTTGGATCTGCTGGCTCATAGCTACCCGAGTAAGTTAGTTCTTCAGCGAGGTGGTCAAACGTCCTGTAAAGGAGCGGTGTAATATTCAGTCTAGGATCAGCCGCTAGAGGCTGATTAGGCGCAAGAGGATGCGGAGACTGCAACATCTGGCTTAATAATACCAGAAATTGTTGCATGGCTGATTGTGTTTGTTGGACCATCCTAAAAGGAAAGCCTTTTAACATTTCAGCTCTTTCTGAATCAGTCTTTTCAGGGAAAAGAAACTTCAGAGCTTCTATGCTATCAACACCCAGCTCCTGCAGGTTCCTAACGACAATCGACTTTTGATTGATGTCGTAGGCAGTGTCTTCGTAGACATCACCTTGGAATCTGTAGGTTACTTCGCGCTCTCCGTCTTCAGGTAGACCGACAACACCTGGAGGAACTGTATTAGTCTCCAGTGCGACTTTCATCGCTTGATTTACTTTAGCTTCAAATTTGACAAGTGACTGCTGATATTTTTCAATTGACTCATCTGTTTCTTCTTTTGGAGGTTTGGGTTCTTTAAGCCCAGCCAGACTGACAAATGATTCTCTAAAAATTACTTCTTGGTGATAGATCATCATCTCAAGAAGACGATTAAAGCCGTAAGTCAAAAATCCTTTGTTTTTCCGAAGAGCCGTTGCCTGGGCTCGTCCCATCAAACCTTTAATCTCTGTGGCAGTAGCACCAGCAGAAATAGAGATCTCATCAACCCCACCTAAGGCTGTTCTGATCTCCTCTCTCAACAAAAGAATATATCGGTTCATGTCACCTGACACTGGGTCAGGAGTCATATAGCCAACACGATCCGAAGGTTCGACGTTGGCAATAATCCTCGGGACACGTAAACCGGAACCCATACCTACTCCGAACGGCTCAGAAACCCGAGTCGACGGTTGGTTCGTTCCCGCAAAACCACTTTGACTACTAATAGTGGGCCTAAAAGTAGATTGACTGTCATTTGCCTCTACGAGGTCGGTTCGTGGCCGAGAGCTAATAAGTGTCGGGTTACCAAAAAACTCAATGTTCTTAGCGACATTTTTTGTGAGTTGATTGTGTAAAACAATCTGTTCCATAAAAGGATCAAACTCACCTTCTCCTTCTGTACCACTTGAATTTGGTTTATTGAGGACTTCCACAGCTGGAATAAAGCCCAGTGTGTTAGGTCGATTTTTAGTTGGGGTTAGAACTGAGCCCGGCTCTAGTTCAAAACTAAGCTCACTGTCAGTCTCAATTTCAGTAATCTCTTTAGCTGTAATTGTTAAACGAACATACCTTTTGTTTTGACCATAAGTGTTGCTAGGAAGACCTAAAGAAGCGTTCTTTACCTTGTAGCTATAGACAATTACGACTTCTTCTACGCTCCCGTTTGTGTCGTGGTAGACACGATATTGATTCTTGTTAAAAAAGTAAATTTGATACTTTAGTTTTGGGTCGGGTCTGAAGTAAAAAAGACCGCAACCATCGATAAGAAAGTTACGGATGATTGCTGGGAATCGGATGTCTAGCTTATTAAGACTAATGACATCGTTTAAAAATCTTGTACGACCTTTAAACGTGTCTTGGTCACAATAAAAAGCCAAGCCTTTTTTCATCATCAACAGAATCATCTGCTGAAGATGACTCAAAACCACCATCGTGGACGATGAGTTACTTCGATCTTGAGTGCGTGAAGCCTCCAAAATCTCGGTAAAAGCTGTTCTAGTTTCGGAGGAACTCATCTATACACACACAGTGGTTTGTAATTTCTTAGAATTACTTTTTGGAACTCATTTCTTTAGCTTTGCGAGCTTTAGAAAGAGCGGATTTACGCTTATCTTTCTTTTGGTCCTCTTCGTTAGAACCTGATTTTTCTTCTCTACTTTTCTTGAACTTTTCGAGAAGCTCGGGGGGCATTTTATTAGCCATCAGGAAGTAAATACGCCTTAACTCTTTCTAGTTTAACTGCTTCAGGCATCAAATTTTCAACAGGGTAAGAAGTCAACAGATGATCCTCTCGACCCAACATGTCTGTTTTACCTTCTTCAGGTTCAAAGTCCTCACACAGTTTCTGTACTTCAGGGCGATCCCATATGTAATATTCAGCAATAGAACGAAGTTTTGTCTTTCGCTTATCTGAATCACCCATCCAACTCAAGTGCCAACCTGCATCACGTTCTCCAAAATAGTGATTCTCCGTACTAGCTCTCATTGAGGAAAGAGTACCAAAAGCTTTGAACCTGCCAACAGTGCTTACAACCCCACAACGCCAATCGAATAACTCCCCCGTGGGAGACACGAGCTGTCTATCAGCTCTACCGTAATGCATGCTCATGCTGAGCCTAACAATCTTTTCTTTTTCCTCTTTAACTACTTCCAAAAGTTCAGAAAACCGAGCAGGGTTAGCAATTTCATCACAGTCAGAACAAATAAAAATATCGTCATCGTCCATCAAATCAAGACCGACACCCAGTGCATCTCTTTGTCCACGCTCTCGAATCCAGGGGTCTTGGACTTCTTCATACGAAGGTAGCTCTACATGCAGGACTTGAATCTTTTCCTCTGGTAGACCAAGCTCTCGAATTGCTTCTAGGCACGTAAAGTTCTTCTCGTCACCTCTGTGTGTTCTGTTGGCGTCAGTAATTAAGAAGCCATCAACGTGGTCTTCTAACGTCCGAATACGCAGCTCAAGAAGTTCACGTTCATTAAAATAAGGAAAGCAATCTAGAAGCACTGTGAAGTCACGTCAGTGACAACATACTACCTCGGAATCACCCTCTGAGGTATTTAGATACCTTTGCTTTGGCTCTTGCGACCGAATTGCCGTTAGCCCCTGCCATCTCTTCTTCTTGCTCGTTTGCTCCAAACTGATTGTATTGATCCGCAGGAGGAGCGGGTTCCATACCTGAGGGAGAATAATTTAAAGCTTTCTCCTCATCCATCATCTCCTCTGTAAAGGCATTGTCTGAAGGTGAGTTAGCGCTACGCTGCTCATTTGCTGCCCTCATATTCATTTGATATGCTTTCGCAAAGCCGAAAGCTGCCTTGTCGTAAGGATTCATAGTTTTAGAAGAGAACGACAGCGCCTTCAATAGAACCGCCGCTAATTCCAGTTATGGCAAACGGTAGTTTTTGATCACCTACTAAATTTTCAATGTGAATATACTGACCAGGACCGTCACTAAACTCGATAAAAACATCGTCTTTGCCTGACGATGCTTTAGCTTCGATAAAGATGCTACGGCAAGTTGAAAATGTTTTCTGGCCATCAGCAGGTTTCCACAAAAAACCACTGGCCATTGGAAGGTCACTAGTCTGACCAAAGACAGAACCAAAAGCTCTAATATTCATACGCTTGCTGTACGTCTCTCTACTTTAACTGTAATTCAAGCTTTTTCGCTAAATGAGACAAGTCTGTCCATGTACCACTTTGCTTTCTTACAGTCCTCGATTCCGTTTTTAAAGCGCTCACGAGATAAATATTTCAAAATATTACCTTTAAGGAAGCCTATATACTCATCACGAGTCAGAGCAGACTCCAGGTAATCAATGGTCTCGATACCCCCTGTGTTGTAATGCGTAGGGTGATCTACACGACTTGTTGTAGGGGCACATTGAGCTGCGTCCTTCACTCTGCACTCAAAGTCAGTCATTTCTTGAAAATCAGAGTTCAAGCATCGTCTCTACTGTTATCAGAGAATCTACTCCTTGAAACAACTGTTCGCTGTACTTAGTGTCCTGATGTTTCACCAAACCACAACTAGCAATTTGAACTGAGTCGCCGTTACGCACAACAGGCACTAAGCGCCTGTGGTCTTGACCAGGAAGTAAGTTTTCAAAACAAGTACCTAAAGAACTTCTGTCACCTTCCGGCCAGCAACGAAAAGAGACTCTATTAATACTTTGTACAAAATCTGCACTTATAGAATTTATGTAGGTATCAGCCATTTCTTGATCCAAAACCATCAAGCCAGAATATGGATTTCCTAAAGTTACAAACCCAAGAAGTTCTTGGTCATCTAACGCAGGTACAGTCTCTACCTTGTAAGGTCTATCACCCCACACATTTTTTGTTAGTCCATTTAGCTTCCAGTTGCGATAATTATCAAAGGGAATTTTTTGATCTTGGAATTCTTCGTAACGACAAAAGGAGGGTTCATAATTAATTTTTTTTAACTTATCCTTGTACTCGTACCAAAAGTCAAAGTTTTCTCTCGTAAAGAGCATGTCGTTTTCTGAGTACATATAAATATCATGCGACTTTTTTTTAACAGCATCAAAAAGCATAGGTTTGTGCGCCCACGTAAGAAAGTAGCCTTGATCAAACTCAGCCGAAGCGCGAACAATTTTTAACGACTCGAACGTTAGGTTTGCATCTAACAGCTCACGGAACTCAACGGCATCACTTGCGTGTGCATTATCGATGATAATGTTTACGTCTTGTGTACCCGGTAAGTCTTGATAAGCTCTGAGTGTCTCCAGCAACACGTCAAATTTGCTCAAAGGATTGTGTGCTGTGACAAAAATTAGAAATTTTAAATTGTTCAACTCAGAAAACCAGAACACTGCTACTACAGTACTACCCAAAAAATCAATTAATATTCAATTTCAAAGCTACCCCGTCGTTGTAAAAATGTAACCAAGTGTGTGTACGCGTCTAGTAGGTCATCGTGCGTAGTTGCGCCTATGTTTACAATCTGATCAAAAAGCTGATCAAACTTACGGTATCTGTTGAAGATCACTTTTTTATTTTCAAGCAAACCAAGTGTCCCTCGGAAGCGTGAAATCTTGTCTCCGCGAAAACCTTTGACTTCGTGGATATGTAAGTTACCCAAACCCCACTCTCCGAGCATTACTCTTTTTAAGTCAGCGGACAGAGATGCCTGGTACGCCACAGCTTCTACTACCAAAGTGCAGGTTGAGTAAGTAGGTAAAAATCTTCCTTCGTTATCTTCTTGTAAGATGCCCCACTCAACCAAAATCTTACATAAAAGATCTATTTTCTCAAGGTTGCCTATAGAGCGCACTTGCTGCGCATCAATAATGTAGTACTTGTCTTTACACCTACCCCCTAAGACAAACGCTGTGTAGTCGGAAGTTTCGTTCTTGCTTGCGGATAGATCCACACCGACCGCAAGAGAGTCAAACTCTGTAAGAACATCACCTTTGACAAGCAAGTCTGGAGAGAGCACCAGATCACTAGACATCACTGGTTGTTGTTGGTACTGGAATGCAAAAGCGACAGGGTCTAGTTCTTTTTGCCCCAGCAAATAGTCTGTGGACCACTGGTCTGGCCAGTACGATACGGGATCTCCATCGTCGTCATAGGTAATTGCGGACTGCATCACCTGTTTCCATCCTTTTTTAGGATTAAACATTGTTTTGTGGATATCAAGAGGATGAAATCTCGTACCAAGACAAATTGATCGACCACCTTCAAAAATAATCGGAGCAATAACAGAACTCCAATTGTTGTTCATTTCTTCCCTAATAGCTGGATTTTTAATATCCGTACTGGATTTGATCGGGTCGTCCACAATGACTAAGTGTGCTCGTTTAGACGTGATCGAACCTCTTAGTCCTGCAGCACGTAGAGTAAATTCTTCGTCACCGACCCTTGAGATACCTGCATAATCGAAGTCAATACTCCAGCCAATGTCTGATTGCATCCCAGCTCGAAGCTGACACCTAGGAAATATTTTTTTAAAAGTAGAGCTATCAATAATTTGTTTAATAATTCGAGACTTAGGTATAGCTGTAGCGATGTTGTAACTTGTATAAATTATCTGAAGCGGCATACCTTTCGACGTATGTCGCCCAATAATCCACGCTGTAAAAAGGTTTAAGACAGTACTTTTTGCCGACCCCCTGGGCGCAAGAATGTCTAAGTTGGGTCCAGCGATGTCTAAAAGATACTGATTGCTGTCTCCGGTAATCAAGTGCTTATACCATTCGAGCATATGAGGAGCTGGTGCTTTATCCATCAACGTACTGAATGTCATAAAGTCATCTGCAGCACGTGCAAATACACTATCTAACTCAGAAGTATCCTTTTCTACAGCTTTTGTTGCTCTTAGCTTTAACGCTCTTCTATAAGCAAAAGATTCCCGGCTTGGCATATCTAGTTATGTCTGTATAGTATCAGTAGGATTCTACTCGTTAATGGCAAAAATTCTTTGGTACGGCGATATTCTATCTAACACTGGATTTGCTAGAGTGACACACAGTGTTCTAGAGCATCTGTCAAAGAAGCATGAAATTGTTAGTTATGGGATGAATTACCAAGGAGATCCTCATGATCTACCTTTTAAAGTCTACCCAGCGGGAACGACAAACCCAGCAGATCGGTTTGGTATAGGTAGATTACCAACAATTATTCAGAAAGAAAAACCTGATTTTGTAATTGTCTTAAATGATATATGGATTTGCAACCAAGTTTGGGAACGGATACACCTGTTAAAAGACAACCTTAAATTTAAATTTATTGCTTACTTCCCTATTGATTCTGAGCAGTATATTGACTCACAGTTGGCTTACATCAAAGACTGGGATTTCTCGATCACGTTCACGATTGAACAAGCCAATAGAGTTCTGGCCCAAGGCGTTAAGCCAAAACTACTAGGTGTTGTGCCTCATGGTCTCGACGAAGGTAAGTTTTTTCCTATGCCCAGGGATGAAGCGAGAAAGTCTTTACGCCTTCCAGAAGATAAATTTATTGTTTTAAACGCTAATAGAAACCAACCTCGTAAGCAAATAGACCTAACAATAAAAGCTTTTGCTGAGTTTGCAGTAGGTAAAAACGACACTATGCTTTACCTTCATATGTCTGAAAAAGACATCGGTTGGGATATTCGTGCTGTCTTTACAGCTGAAATGAAACGATTAAATCTTGATCACGACAACAGAATGATCATGACAGCTCAAAATATAAATTATGCAGATGCACCTCCTGATGAGCTACTCAACAGAATTTATAACGCTTGTGATGTAGGTATTAACACTTGTAATGGAGAAGGTTGGGGGCTTGTACCTTTTGAGCATGCCTCGTGTCGTCGTCCATTAGTTTTGCCAAACCACACGTCAAGTGCCGACATTTGGAAAGACAAAGCTGATTTAATCGATGTAGCTGCTTGGATTTGGGATAAAGATCTAGGTGTAGAGCGTGGGATTATTGACGTAAAAGACGCCGCTGCCAAACTTACGAAACTCTACGAAGACCCTGACTACTACGCTAAAAAAGCTAACGACTGCTATGAGGTGACACAAAATCCTTCTTATCGTTGGGATCGAATTTCAGACGCATTTGATTCAGCAGTAAAGGAGCTATCAAAATGAGTATTCAATTTCATCGCTACCGCACAGTACAAAACGCAGCAACCATGAAGGCTTACTGCGGCCCTACTCAAAACGGTATTCCTAGCGTGTTTGAACAAGCCTATGAATTAGGGGGTACGTTCACCAAAATCAACACAGGTTTACCTGAAGGGTCTCACGGTAATTTCAGTCCTTGCTTGATTAATCACAAAGGTGCCGATCTTATTAGCTGGAGATCTCAACCAGAAAGTTTTGTGTTTCGTCATGACATGAAGTATTTCTACTACAACAATACGCCCACAGACATCTGGGTTGGTCAGCTGTTGAGAGACGACACGATTGTTACGCCTAGAAAATTAATTAGTAAAAAACATCGACTTAGCTACGAAGACGCTCGTTTATTTGTAGCACCTGACAAAAATTTAATGTGTCAATTTATCACTAGTACGTATGCGACTAAGTGGGATACTACACAACATAAAATGCTTAAAACACCTAAAGTATGTACAGGAATAGTAGATGAGTTTGGTGAGCTTGTAGATAGATTTTACCCGAATATCGGCAACAATCACGTTGAAGGTCAAGCAGAAAAAAATTGGTGTTTCTTTTCGGATAACGAAAAACTTAGACTTTTATATTCAACAAAACCTATTTGTATAAAGACTCCTGGAGAAGACGACAAAATTATTGATTCCAGCGCTCTTAAAGTCTGCACTGAAGATCACCCTACATTTAACTCAACCGCACCTATAGATTGCGGAGATGAGTGGCTCGTGTTTTATCACTGGAAACACATGGTGAATCAGATGGATAGAAGACCATACTTAATGTACGGGCTAAGCGCTTATACAATAGATAAAGACCTTACAAAAATTACAAGAGTCCTAAAAGAACCTATGTTTTTAGGTTCAGTCAATGATGATCTTGTAACGTGGACAGATCCTCTTGGGTCAGATATTTCAAATCAACCCGCTTGCATTCTCCCATTTGGAGGATATATCAACGACGAAGGAGAGTTAGCATTAGCTCTTGGCGTTAACGATTACTTCATGGGTATTTTCAGAACCCCGGTCGTTAATATTTTGAGTCTTATGGATTCAGTGACTTCTTAAGATTTTTCTTCGCGTTCTATAACACTCCAGATAACCATAGACGCTTCTTCGATCAAGTCATGCATCGCAGGAGCGTCATCAAAACTGTTGAGCAGTTCTCGTATACAACGATCAGCTCCAGCAAGTAAGAGACCTCGACGATCAATTCCGTCAGTTAGCTGACGAACTGCTTGAATATGCGAACGAATTTCTTTTTGAAGAACAGCAATTTTTGTAGCCGCTGTGGCGTGATCAAGCATTCCAGTCAGAGTCATCTGACGGACATTGTGCAGGTCAGTTTTCATCGAGTCAATCTCGATTAAAAGAATCTGCCTTAGATCATCTTTAGGATATTTTTCTTGGACCCACGCTGTTAGATCAGCAATTGAGCCTTCGTATCCAGGATTTAAAAACCGAGCAAAAAGGTAAGCTTCGATCTCACTGACAGCGTTTTTGGCGTAATGCTTAAATGCATCAGACTGAGACTTGTCTAAGTTACTAAGCCAAGTACCAACCGATGTTGCGTCAGGAAGAGCAGCAGTCTTCATGCAAACATCCGAGCACCGGCCAAAGCTTGATTAGCACCAAACTTCTTAAGTGCTAGCTGACCTTTGGTTGCAGCCTGAGTTCTTGCCAAGTCACCAAGTGTTCTAACCTTATCCAAATTAGCAGCACTTTCATACGCTTGAGCGCCCAGAGCTAGTTTGCCTTCATTTTCTGCGCGAGTGTTAAAGACGTTGCTGAGTGTTTTAGCTTGATCGCCAGAGATTTGCCCTAACGTTTGCTCCTGTAGAGCTTTGATACCCAGATTTGTCTGTCCTAACTGGTTAGCTAAAGCATTCTGACCTTGAAGAGAAGCAGAACCTGCTTGAGAAAGGAACTGAGGAGACAGCAACTCAGTCGACAATCGTCCTTGGTTGAGGTTATAAAGAGACTCAAGTCCTTTACCAGCACCGTAACCAGCCACAGAAGCTTGTAACTTCGTGTCAGCTTGACCTCTTTCTAATGCTTCTTGAAGCATACTTAATTGAGCACTAGCTTCGGTGGTTGCTTTAGTGCCCATCTGACCAGCTAACGCACCTTGCATCAAGGACAAACCTTGATAAGCAGCAGTTAGAGGGTTATTTTCCGCAGCCATTTTAGCTGCAAATTGAGCATAATAGTCTCCAGGTTGACCTCCGCCTCCTCCTCCGCCGCTGCCACTGCTTCCGCCACCGCCGAATAGGCCGCCTGCTGCTGTCCCGAGACCGCCGCCAATAGTTGCACCAAGAGCTGTGCCGACTCCAGGAACAACTGAACCCACTGCTCCGCCAAGAGCAGTACCGAGTCCGCTAAGAAAACTCATGATTAAAGTACCGACGTAGGTGTGCCGTAACCAGCACGTCCTTGTTGGACTATGTTAGCTGCACTTTGCATAAGAGCTGGTTGAGGAATACCAGTCGAGTAAGCAATACTCATCATGCCAAGACCTAAAGCAGCATCTTTATTAATCTCAGCTTGAGTAATTCCTTGCCAAGCAGAAATAGTGCCTACCTCAACATCTCGTCGGGTTTTCTCCTCCATCTTTTCCATTGCTCCACGCTGCAGAGCTTCGGCCTCAGCAATTTTTGCTTGAGTGAAGATGTCTTGCCTTTGAGCAATAAGCCTAGGGTCTATAGCGGCGTTAATTAAGCTGGCTTCGCTAGCTTCCTGCGCTCGATTAGACCTATTGGTTTCTCCTTGTTGATTCCTAATGAGGTCAATAAGAACCTTAAGGTCAGCAGATTCTCTTTGTTCTGCAGGACTGAGTGAAGCAGAGGGGGAGTTAGCCCCCGTGGTCATAACAGGCCCAATGAAATCAGGATCTCCTGGTTTAGCGGGTTCTTGCTGCGATCGCTTTATTGCGTCAAGAGCAATTTGACCCGTACCAAGTATCGTACCAGCAGTTAATCCGTAGGGAAGAACAGTTTTTGCAACACTACCCATGCCTCCTAGTACTTGTTCTAAGAAGGTTCCTGCAGTTTTTAAGTTGTTTGGGTTAGTAACAGCATCAGCTACTCCGTATACAACAGGTTCAGCAGCTTTTCTCGCGTAATTTGCTCCGTAACTTAAACCGGGTAATACTACATCTTTACCAATTTGTACACTTTTTTTAGCAAAAGAACTTGTCATTAGAATGCCCTCGCAGCTTCAGCTAACGCTGGATCTATATTAGCCTGAGCTAGATAGGTATTAGCAATATTGCTACCTAAGTTACTAGCAGCAGTTGCGCGAGTACCAGCCAAAGTAGCAAGGGCTTCTTGACCGCGAGCAGCTGAATCGATCTGTCTAATCATTCGCTCTCGTCCACCGGCTTGTCTTGCGGATTCACGGAGAGCTTCTTCTCTGTCCCTAATAAAAGTTGCAGGGTCTATCGGATCCAAACCTGCAATCCTACGCCTAAAATTCAAGTTATCGAATACCAACTCTGCTTCTTTTGCGTCATTCAAAGTAATCATGAATTTACTGTCGGCAGACCGACCAGAACTCGGTGTAGGAGTTACTGCGCCTGCAACACCCTGCCCGAGTGCTCCTCCAAGTTTATTAGCAATTAACTCAGCAATAACTGCGTTAAGTAAGCCTGAGCCCACAGCGCCCGCAGCACCAATACTGATAGCCATTAAACTCCTCCTGGTTGATCGTATTGAGTCCCACTAAGTGGTTTCTTCATTAACTTTAAGTCATTTTTAGCTTGATTACCGTCTATACCAAATTCAAGTTGACCTTTTGAAGGCATAGAAGAAGTCTGAGGAAAGTTACTTTCCATGTAGAGCTGCATAAAAGTACCAGCATCTAACTCAGGAGAAAGTTTTCTTACGTCCCTTTCTCGAAGTTGTTTTGACCGAGCGTTTTCTGGCATTAGCTTAAAGGTTGGAAAGCACGTGAAGGTTCGATTCCATTAGAAGCTGGCGCATTAAGAGCGCTGTAATTACCGCCGAGATTAGGGGTGTCATACTCCATCGGACGCTGAGAAGACAAAGCATCAGTGTGCTCTTGAGCTTGCTCCATAAGCTGACGAAGAATCGCAAGAATCATTGGACACTGCTGAGGATCTAGTGTCTCCATGAGACCTAAGATAAACTCGTCGTCATTAAAATCAATAGGTTCAGTCCTCATACGAGAAGCCAACCTGGCATCCGCCATCGGATCATTATTATCTGGGTAACCGTTTAAGGAATGAGTAGCTCCTGTGTACATTCTTCCTTGATCGTCCATCCCTGGAGGTGGTCCTTCTCCTCGTCCAATCTTGCGAAGAACTTCAGCTACCACAGGTGTAGCAGCTGCTTGTTCCGCAGGCGTCTCGGGAACCGGCAACCCTAGAACACGCGCTACTAATTCAAAGTCTGCCTTAGAAAACACCGGAACATGCAGCAACAGTTGTATCCATACTACCTTGTATATCCAGTAAATCGCCTGGAATACAATTAAGTGCGATACAAAGTTTTTCTAAAACATCCGGGGAAGGAATGTACCCAGAATCCACATAGATCTTCCTCGTGGTCGTAGGCGATAAATTAGCTACCTTACTTAGACCAAAAGAAGATAGTTCACGAGAATCTAAGATTGAACTTAGTTTATTAACTAAGTAGCCACTGGCTGTATAAGCAGAATAGAAAGGCATTACTCGAAATCAAAACCCGTGGAAGCGTCAACTAGTCCTGTACCAGAGAAATGACCAAAAGAGGATAGGTCAATTTTAGGGTTCAAGATTCGTCTCCAGTTTAGAAGTTCACTTTGAAATTTAATGTCATCTATAAAAATCCATCGTGTTTGGTGCTCCATAGGTAAAGATGAAAGCAAGGTGTAAAACTTAGTCTCAAACTTACTATCCTTAGGTCCGTCGACCATTATGAAGTCAGCTGTACTCAGTAAACTTGAAAAGTCATTAAAGACTTTATCTACACTTAAGTCTGCAATGTACTGAGTTAATCTCCCTCCGTTATCAGTAAAGTCCGAGTCCTTAAGATACGTGGAGTCAAACTGATCCCAACCTAGTAGGTCAAAAGTGTGTACCTCTGCTTTAGGTGCATAGTCAAGCATGACACGAGTACCAGTGCCATAGTGAGTACCTATGTCAATAATTCGCTTAGGTTTAATGTAGTGAAGAAGGCCACTTAAGATCCGATAGTGATCTCCAGGAAAAGCATTAGCAAAAGGATTATCTATATCTAGCTTATGTCTAGACGCATACAACAACGCATCACAAATTAAAGGGTAGTCGTCAAAGACTTGAACAGCAAGATCATCGTCCTGAGAAAATACTGTGGTGTCAAAGTGCTGCCTTACTGAGACCAAAACTAGTCATGCTTCTAAGTCTCAGCATAGCAGCACTTCTTAAACCTAGAAACCTAGATGTTTCCTACGATTCATCTCTAAATCCCACGTGGTAAAACTAACTGGAAGTTCTTCTATATTAAAAGGTGACTTGTACGTAGGTTCATCCACATGTGCCTGCCAACCTTCACCCCATTTCTTGTGCAAGTAACGCTTATTTATCTCGTGAGCTAAGTGAATGTGATTTGCGATGGCTGGCTCTGAACGCCAAGTCTGTGATCCATCGCTGTAGTCATTCTTTTTAGACCCGTGATAATAGTCATGTTTTAGATCAAGAACACGCTTTATATCGTCATGAATGAAGCGGACACCAAAATCAAGGTCTTCACAGTAAGCAGGGTATAGAGCTTCATCAAAAAGACCATACTTCTGAATTAACCAGTCTTTAACAAGAAATATGTCCCAACCTCCGCCAGCACCGTGGACAGTCCCTACCTCTGGGTCTTGAGCACACGTATTCATTTCTTCTAAAAAACCAGGCTCGTACATCACGTCATGGTTTGATATAACCCAATAAGGTGCTTTCATAAAGCACTTAATTATTAAGTTCCACGCTCCCGAGCACCCTACATTTGCAGGCATGTGAGTCACATGAATTTTTTTGACGTTGGGGTTACACAGGTTTTTAATGCCGTCAACATCTTTAGTTATCTGCCCTCGACCGTTATTGTTAAAAACAACAAAGTTATCTACAGGATAGTCTATGCTCATAAACATCCTGTGTAACCAATAAGGGTTATTGACGATCGCTGTACCTAAGACTGGAATAGAACGAGACATACAATTAAGCTGTATGTCAACATACTAACCTAGGCAAGTCTTTTGTACAAATTGCAGTCATAGGAATAGGGTGTATTTGCTTCTGGGACTTCAAAAGAACACGTGTCATCACACATGTAAGTGCATGTGCTACATGCGTTTACTTTTTGTTCTTCGTTAGTGTGTGCGATTGAGTTCATCAAGGTTTGCATCTTTCTGAACTTCCTCCTCATTTGAGTTAGTTCGTTATAGCTTTCTTGATCAACTTCGTAAGTTGTCCATCTGGACTCACACGAAGAACACTGGTAGCGACGTTTTCGGCTTTGACCTACATCGTTTAGCTTGTTTAGCTCCAGGATAAATGCGGTTTTCTCGCCGCAGAACTTGCACTTACTCCTAATAGCTGTTTGTGATAACGCGCTTATCTGTGTTGTTGTGTGCGGTGAGAGCTGAGCTGCCATAAAAAATCAATCAGGTGTTTGTTCTGGTTCAGGAAGTGTATCTAGATCATCTATGTCTTCAACAAAAACATAGTGCGTGGTTTCACTCTCGACAAAACTTTGCAAGTTGCCGATAGCTTGGTCTAACAGTTCTTGCTCTTCAGGAGTGAGTTCTTTAACTTCTTTTGGGTCTTTCATAGTTAGTAGTGGGTTGATGGTTGTTCGACAGATCTATTGTCAAGGTGTGCATAGTAACGCCTCTCGTAACGACCGGGTACTTGCTGTTGAGCCCACTCGTAACAATCGTTATGGCTGTAACGACCAGTCTTGTTGATATTAACCCTCTTGCATTGGCTATAAACAGCCTCCCATTGGTCGTCAAGCTTAAGAGAGTTATTAAAATTGTCGAACATCCAAAGTAAGAAAGGCACACCTAGAGAAGCAATGAGCAAAATCATGATCAATTGGCCTAGTTGCCGAGCAAAAGCAAAGTAAACAGCGTCTTTTGAATCGAGGTTGATGCTAATGTTTTTGTTGTTGTTCATGTAGATCACGTAGTGACTTAGTAAGCATACACTATAGGGTTGGGCGTGTCAACTCATCAGTGTTAGCATACTGCGAGAGCAAAAACCCTAATGACAGCAGCAAAACAACCAAGTTTCAAAGAGCTAATGAGCCAGATGAACTCTGACGTAGCTCAAGTAGCTCCCACAGTTCAAATTGAAGGTAAAAAGAAGCTCGACGATCGCTATACCTTCAATCAAGGGTGGTACGACGCGCTCCTGAACACAGATATGGTGATGAATACCAAGGATGAGTGCGAACCAGTCCGTTTGGTCCCATCAGAAGCACGAAAAATTGTTGAAATCGGTGTTTACGAAGGGGCAAGCAGTTGTTTTTGGTCAGATTTCTACATGGATCACCCTGACTCACGTCTTACCTCTATAGATCCTTTCACAGGAAGCAGTGAGCATCACGAAACACCCGAAAATTACCCCGAACTTGCGGATATCGAACTAACCGCACGTGGAAATATCGCAAAGTCAAATAACGCGGCTAAGATCGAGGTACTCAAAAACCTTAGCTGGGACGTTTTTCCTGAACTAAATAAAAGAAACAACGGAGAGCCCTGGATTGATGTTCTTTACATCGACGGGGCACATGATTCAGCCTCCGTTGCGCGAGATACGACCTTGTACGTCCCCATGGTCAAGTCTGGCGGAATCGTAATCTTCGACGACTATGGTCATCCCGACGTTCGACGTGGGGTTGACATGTCGTTAAACGCTTTTGCTTCAATGGACCACGGAATTTTTACTGGCTGGCAGCTGGTCTGCAAAGTCTCCTAGTTTTCAATGCCAAAGTTCTACGTCGCCAACGAAACTCAAGTCCCCTTAATGGTGGGCTTGTTCATGGAGCCGCGAGCTAACGATCACCCCACTAAGAACACCACAATCGCACCTGGTGAGCGTCACGGGTTTAGCCCGACGATTGCTGAGTATGAAATTGTAGCTTTGATGGTAGGTGACAACCATGATCATGGTGACTGGAACTGGCATTGGCCTGGTTTAGTAGAAATGACTGCTCCCTTGGAGCTGGGCTTCAAAATGTGGCATGAAGGCGATCTGGACTGGGAAATGGTTAAATCCTTGTCGTCCACAGACATGGAAGCTGTCTTCGGCAAGTCAAAGACCTTTTCTCAAAAGGCCAATTGCGGCTGGGGCGGCACCAGCACAATTCATTACAAAGTAACTGGCGGCCCTGAATGGATTGACGAACAGGAAGATAAAAGAATTTGGCGCCCTGGCCATACCGAAGAAGTCTTAACTTCTAGTGACTTGAAAATAAGCAAGGATTGACGGCTGTGGGGATAATTTCGCGCCCCGGCCCCACACCTCTTCAAATAGCAGTTTACGCACTGCGTCGTTTCTACTAACGTTCTTGCCACACGATTGTTCTAGGGCTAGCCCCGTTTCTTTTTTTTCATTGAGCCTTGCACCAACGCATCACTACATCAAACTCACCGACAATAAAAAACCCCGCTGAAAGCAGGGCGGAGATCAGAGATCGAAGCGACGTTAACTTCAGGTAGAAGTGAGCTTCGTTGGTGATTGATGGGCAGAAGTGTAGTCAATACCGCGATAAATCTTGGTCATCAAGAACTGACTCTGGGATAAAGCATCACGCTTGGCGAGCTGCTTGCGGATCAAAGCAAGGACGTTCATAGGTTCCTTTGCAGTGCCTCAAACCCCGTTGCTTGTTTGAGATCGAACTGCGTCCCTTTCTAGGGACCAACGTCCTTTAACTATAAGAGACAAGACTCAAATAGAAAAGCCCAAAATTCAACTAAACTAAAATAACTCCGCTAACTCCTAGAAGTCGTGGCAAACAATAATTTATACCCAACACAACGCGCTGGCATCACAGGAGACTCTCAGTACATCGGCGGCTCATCCCCATACCACATCGACCTCAAGCTCCTTCAAGAAATACCTATCCTAGAGCGCATAAAACTACTGGACAGCATTGCCCAACGCTATGCCCAAGAAGACAGAGTTATTGAATTTTCTAACCAAGGGGTCGCAGATCGACGCTGGAACCCAAACGCAACAAATGAAGAAAAAATAGACCTATATACACAAGCCGTGGCTGCTCACGCTCCCCGCATTGGTTACGACTCATTAGACGTCTACGCCCCTAAAACTGGTGAAACTCGTTGGGGGTCTACCGCCGAAGGTGCTCCCATCTTCATTGCTACAATGCCAGGCTCAACAACAAGGAGTGCAGTAGCTGACGACTACGGGTACTTCACAGAAGTCTTTGGACCAAAAGGCCGGAAAATCCTTGTTGCGGGCCACGGTGACAGGCGATTCCCCGAAACTTCCGGGCCTGTGCCCATTGAAACCCGAGAATTCAACCCAGACACAACTGCGCCAGATATAGCTCAAACACAACCAACACGGCCAGAAGACCAAAACGCAATACCAGGGGGCGAACCAAACGCAGAAAGACCATCAGAACCTCTCTTAGCACCAGAATACAAGTACACCGGACCAGACCCCAAAGAGTTTGAAGACCGCAATAAAAGACTAGATGAACTTGCGGCCAAAGTTATGGCTCGTATGGAAACTCAAAAATCTGAAGAACCGCGAATGAACGCACTCGCCTCAAAAAACCCTGGAGAGGTGATGGCTCTGTTAGCAGCACGACAATATAAAACCCCTAAATCAGTAATCTAACTTCTCTGGAATAGACTTAATTATTTGCACCCAGGAGCCCCTGTCGTGATCGGAATTGCTCGTCTTTACTGTTACAAGAAGGAACTATTCTTTCTAGTAGACGTAGAAACCAAACAAGCTCGCAAAAAATACAAAGAACTAACACAAGAAGGGTGGGTAGTTGCCCACACTGACCTTGTCTAGCTACCGCTTAGCAAACCTTCCTTCTCTGCCAACCTATAAGCCAACGCAGAATTACTCCTAGTCCACGTATCTAGATCCTTTTCACTCATACTCCCTACAGCACCAGAGCGCATCAAAAGATCCTGAAGCTCTCCTGTGTTTGCCATCTCGTTCCCGATCATCTGATCCTCTAGAAACTTCTGAGCCAAAGCATTCTGTGGCTTAGGTGCCTCCTGTACAACCGCGGGGGCTGGTGTTTCCCTTGGAGTCTCAAATTGAGTCTCAACTGGTATACGAACTGGTATAGGAGATAGTACAGGATCTGATACAGGAACCGGAGTCTCACTCTGAGTCTCAGATAAAACTACTTCTCTGGTGTCGACTGGAACTGTAGTGTTAGCTAGAGCTTCGTTAGTTTTTTCAGGGCCTAAAATAAAATTCATAATATTTCGAGAAACATTTCTACCCATCTCTTCACCTCCCTCATACGATTTTACACCTACGATTGTCGGAGTAAAAATTGGATCTCCTGGCTCAGAAACAAATGCGCTGTTAACAGCAGAAAGCACACTGCCTGTACCAATACCAGAAAGAGACTCAACTAACGCACGATTTTGACTCCGACCTTCCTCTTTAGCTTTTTCTAAATCTCCTGGAATACGTGTAAGATCAATAAGCGTATTAAGAACCGCCATACCCCGTGCGGGGCTTAAATGACTCAACAGTTTACGAAAAGCTGGCGATTGGCCAGCAATACGGGGCTTAGTATTAGGTACGTTCACAGCAAGATCGTTGAGGACTTCCATAATAATCAGGCTTGTGCAGAACCGTAACGAGCTTTCAAACGCATCAAGTTCTCATAAGCACCTGGTTGCGTCCTACGCATAATCTCCATCTTCATAGCGTCCGGCACTTCTGGTCCCATACCAGGTTGTTCGCCTTCCATCAGTGGCTGAGCTGCGTAGTTTGCCATTTCTGACGTTGCGGGGTCGTATACCTCAGGGTTCTTCAGATACCCTTCAAGAAACATCTGAGGATCCATATCGACTACTAGCAAACAAAACCTATTGCACTTAGTTTAAACGAAAAACATAGTTAATTCTCTTTTTCGCTACCAACCAACAAGCTAAGAACAGTGGCAATAGCCACGCCGAACAAGCCTTCCGCCCTTTTTCCCAATTCTGGGCAGACAGTAGCTACAGAAACAGCTCCCATCTGCTTTTCTAAGTTACTTAAAGCTAATTTTTTACAACCATCAAAGCTGATCAGCAAGATCATGGCTTCAAAAGCAAAAATTACCGTCAAAAGCCGGTACAAGAACAACTTTGACCTAAAAGCCCTGGGTGCCCGCACAAAAACCTACTTATCGCTTACTCCTTTAGCTAAAGTGGCAATCAACTGCTTGGCGTAAGCAGCAGCAGCGTCATCATTGACGTAACTAGTTGATCCAGTAAGACCTGGAGCACCTAAAGACTTACGTGCAAGTGTAAAAAGATAATTTTTAAATTCGTCCACGATTAAATCGCCGGTTAATACTTATTTTAATCCCTACAACCCTCATCATCGACAAACCACCTGGGCTTAGATGCAAACCACGCGGCAATGTTCAGTGGATCCGTAGGCGCATCCATCCCGTTCCCTTCAAAATCATCACCTAAGTCCATATCCTGCAGAAATTTATCTAACCCTTCTGGTTTTTTGTCGGCACTAAGTCCTTTTCTCCTGGCTATACGGAGCATAGACTCCACAGAATGATTTGATTTAGCCCACTTCTGGATCCAAATCATGTCTTTTATCTCTACCTTCTGATTCTTAGCTATCCGAAGACAGAT